AAATAACTAAAAAACTAGAGTCATGCCTTATCACATTAAAAGAACTAGTAGGGTGGATAGTGATATTACTGTCTACTATTGTGGTGATGGAAAATGGTCTGATGATTACTCTGAAAGAGAAGTTTTTAATTCAGACCCAACCTCTATGACTGTCAATTCAGACGGAACAAATGGTGGATGGGCAGGCAGCACAGTTGTAAGTGAATAATTATGCCCGTCACAAGAAAAAGAACAAAACCTGCTGAGAGATATTCAAGGCAAGTTGAAAATAGAAACTTCCTAGCACCAACTGGTTTTAGGTTTGTTTTAAAAAGATCCCCCAAAGCAGCGTTCCTTTGCAATCAAGCAAACATTCCAGCAATTGATCTAGGAACGACCTTTCAACCTAACTATCTGAGAGACATTCCAGTTCCAGGTGATAAGATTGAATTTGGTGATTTGACAATTAGATTTTTGGTTGATGAAGATCTAACCAATTATATGGAATTGCAAAATTGGATCCGTGGTTTAGGATTTCCTGAAACCAGAAAAAACTTTTCTGACTTAGAGAATGAGGGATCAGATTATGGAATCATCCCTACAGAGGGTGGTGACAATATCTATTCTGATGCTACACTTCAGATACTTAGTAACAATCTTGTCCCTAAATTTCAAGTGATGTTCAAAGATTTGTTTCCATATTCTTTGACAACTATCACATTTGATGCTACCGATACAGACATTGAATACTTTACAGCAGAGGCAAGTTTCAAGTATACTATGTACAACTTGACAGATATGGAAAACAATCCTTTATGATCGATCTTGATAAACTTCAAGAGATGTGGGAAAAAGACTCAAAGATTGACATGGACAATTTGCATACTGAGTCTACAAACATTCCCACTCTCCATGCGAAGTACTTTGAATTATATAATACCATCTTTTTGATGAGAAAGAAAGCAGAGCAGCAGAAGAAAAATATCAGACACGAAAGATACGAATACTATTCTGGAAAGGCAGACCCAGATATTTACGTGCAGAATCCCTTTCCTAAAAAAATCAGAGACAAGGACACGATGACGAAGTACCTTGACGCTGATGAAAAATTGTCTACAGTATGTTTGAAAATAGACTATTACGATACAATGCTAGTCTATATTGAGAGTATACTTAAACAGATAACTAACAGAACCTATCAAATTAAGAACGCGATAGAGTTCATGAGATTCAACGCAGGATTAGGATGATGGAAGAAGAAGATTATTATCATCTGGAACTACCAATAGAGGCAGTTCGTATTATTCATATAGGTCTTACTCAAGCAGTAGAAAAATGGTCAGGAGGAAATCCACAAGAGCAGGAGGATTTGCTTGCTATGCGAGATCATTTCTACAGAATTATGCTCGAACATAGGTTTAGTAATATGTAATAAATATTCGTAGATGAATGGATCTACGTGATTGATACGACAGCAAATCTTGTTATATCAAAATCCAACGAAGTTTTTTTAAAAGTAAAAACAGAACCTCATATTGAATACGAACTTAGAGATCACTTTAAGTTTGAGGTTCCTAATGCAAAATTTATGCCGCAGTATCGTGGTAGGAATTGGAACGGAGAGATTCACCTATACGATATGCGGTCTAAACAGATCTATGTTGGTCTGTTAGATAAGATTGTATCTTTCTGTAAGAACTACGGATACACTTACAAGTTTGAAGATAATAAATTCTACGGCACTCCATATGAAG